GAGAACGTCAGCGTGCTGAAGCTGGTAAAGCCCGTGCCCGCCGAAGCGTTGGTGTTGGACGCAGTCACGCCGCTATTGGTCAGCGCACCGCCGCCAGCCGTGTAGTTCGTACCAGTAACTTCGTTGGAAGCCGTATATGACGTGGTGTTGGCGTCGATGGTAGCCGACGAAGTGTACAGCGCCAGCTTGAAGGAGTCGCCGCCCGTGTTACGAAAGTCGTGCACGGCCAGCATAAGCTCAGCCTTGAACGAAGTGGTCATTGCCTGTGTGATTGCCATTGTGGGCTCCTAAATATCTAAAATTTTGACTAGCTCTGGATAGCCAGCCTTATGGAACTTACTAACCAGAGTTACATTATGGGCCCTAACGGCCTCGTGCATGTAGTGTACCAAGACCGCCCGGATATCTTCACGATAAGCCCGTGCCTGTTCATTGATAACCGGGGGTGCGTTGTCGCCAATAGCGATGATCTTAGCCAGAGCTTGTTCAGCAATTTCTTCAGGCGAGGACCCACGGTTCTGGGTCGTCATAACCATGACGTTACCGACTTCGACACCAAAAAGGATAGACATGTCGCTCATCGAACGGGGTACCTGATCTGCTGTGTCCGGTACATGTCCTGCCGGTTTTTGCCTTCAGACAGCTCCTTGAGCTGCGCAAGGGCTTCGTCGTACCGTTTCTGGTACTGGGCAAGGACATCAGCCTCACCCTTCATGAAGGTATAGGCTTCCAGCAGCGAACCGTAGAGCAGCACCGAACTGAAGTTATCGCCCAACCACGACGTACTCGCGGTCACGATGGACTGCGGATAGTAGAAGTAGTGCAGTTCCATGCTGTAGCTGGCGTCGGGGGTCGGGCCTAGGATGTAGGAGTTCTGATCGAACATGGCGTAGTGGGTGGGCTTACCAGTGGTCGCCGGGTACGGGAACGCTTCGCGGATGAAGTTTACATCCTTGTTCAACAGGTATTCGTACGCCCCGCTAGTCGGGTCGATAACAGCAAGTGAGAAGTTCGCCAGCCAGTCAGTCGGTACGCTTAGGTATTTGTTCGTAGCTGTAGCATTGCCCGTCACGTTCTTACGCAGTTCAAGCAGTTGGACATTATTATAAATGCGCTGCTCAGCCTGCTGGATGAACGTATCCGTCTGCTGTGCGGACGTAAGCCCGCCAGACCCCGCCGTGTCCGGGAAGTCGTTCTCAGTATAAGCCTGTATCGTCTCGACAAGCGTGGCGTAGTTCATTAGCCCATCTTTTTGCTGCTATTGGTACCCTTGGTCGCCGCGCCAGTACCCCGTGTCTTCAGGGTCTGGGTGTTGGCAACGTTGTTCGGATAGCCACTATTACCGTTAATCGGCACCGGCTTCGGCTGTCTGTAGGTGGTGGTAGCCATGTTAAATACCCGACTTCTTGATCTTGGAACCGCTCTTCTGGTTCGCCACCTTGGCGAGACCACGGCCCAACGTCTTCATCTGCATGTTGGTCTTGCCGCCCTTAGCCAGCTTAGTCAGCGGCTTACCCGGGTGGTCGTGCTTCTCGTGCTTATGGACAGCGGCCTTAACCATTGCCTTATCCTGCTTGATATCGCTCTTCGAAGATTCCTTAGCCATGACGTACTCCTAAGATGTTGTAATAGTTACTGTGCCTATTTGTCCTTGGCCTAACAAGTTATTCGTAAGGCCAGATAACTGCAAAGGGTTGTTAAGCCCAACCGGGGCCCACCCCCACTGTATAACACGACTACCGCCAGAAGGATCACCAAAAGATACAGCTGCCGTGGGGTCCGGGGGGTTAACCGTCAGGACCTGCAAACCAGTCAAACCAGCCTGTAGGTACGTGGTATCCCGCCTTGGGTTGCGCAGGGCCTGTGGGTCGTCCACGGGGTACATACCCAGCTGGAGCTGGGGCTGGTCAGGTTCCCAGCAGGTGGGGCAAACCAGCAAATTCACGTTCTTGGTCTTAATGACGAGCGAACGTAGCTCCTTCAGCATGTACTGAAAGCCACACCTATCGCACGAAGCAATGGCCCGTTTACCAGAAGCGTACTTGTTGGGCATAGCCGCCCCCTAGAAGAACATCTGACGCGGAGCAAGTCTCAGGGACGCCTTTTCCCGGTCCTCGTCAGCTGCCAGTTGCCATGACTCGTCGTACATCGCCTTAAGCATCGGTACCCGGGGTAGGGCGTCGGGGATTTTAAGGGACAGGTAGTAGGCCAACCCGGCAACCATGGCCGGGAGCATACGGAACGGGATGTCCTGAGTATCGACACCGTTGCCCGCGTCCTGAATACGCCGCAGACGCCAATAGACGAATGTATAGTAGTTACTCTGGTCGGGGCAAGGCCAAACGTTAATGCTGGGGTAGTCTACCCCAACCGTGGGGGTAGCCGTGTAGTTGGCCCCGCTCTGGCGGTTAATCCAGACCTGAATGGGCCTGCCTTGGGCTAGCTTGTTGGGGATGGTGGAGTAAGTATCTACGCTGATACGGGTAATGTTAATGTCGGTCTGGTTGATACCCGACTGCGTACGAATAACGTGGTCCAGTAGGTCAATGGTGTCCACCGGAAGATTGTAGGTAACCGTGCCCTGAACCATGGGAATTGACCCCTGTTCAATGGTCCACAGGTTTATCCCCTTATTTGCCCACTCTATTGTCAACAGGTTCAAGCTACGGCGGGCCGTACGCATGTCGTAACCCGTGCGCAGCTCAGCACCACACCGTTCGAAGGCTTCTTCGACCAGATTATTCAGGTCTAGGTTGAAGGTGCTAGTGCCGGAAGTTGTCATCTGTACCTTGCCGTTTTACTGGCGATAGTCTTGGGCTGTTTAACAAACTGTTTGCCCGCAGCCGTACCTTCACGTTTAGCCCTAGTAGTAGCAGCGTACTCAGCCGAAGTCAGGGCTTTATTGGCTTTCTTAGGTAGATACCGTTCGCCCGTTGCTTTTGGACCCTGCGTCGAAGGTTTACCAGACCGGGTACCCCAGTCCTCCTTAGTCCACTTAGACAAAGACTTCTGGGCTTCAGTCTTGGGGCCTTTGTAGCCTCCACCAGACTTTTTATACCGTTGGGTAGCAAGCTGTGCCTTACGGGCAGACCACTGACCCGGTTTGCCGCCTTTGTCGCCAGCTTTTACACTAGCAACAACGCGCTTCCACTTGCCTTCGTCCGTGTGGCCCATCCTATTTCTTTTTCTTAAAGCCCTTCAACACCTGAGCAAAGCGGGCCCGCTGACCAAGTTTACCGGGGGCCTTAGCAGCCTTAGCAAGTTTCTTGGCAGGGATCGGTTCGCCCTTCTTGGCACCAAGGCTGGCCCGGAGAGCACCGGGCTTCTTAATAGCACCCTTGATCCAGTTGACCTTGCCGCCCTTGGCCTTGTTCTTCGTAACCAGATCGTCGCCGCCCTTATATTCCCCAGTGGGAGGAAGCGGGGTGTTATCCGGTTTAGGCTTCGGGGCCGGTACGGGGGGTTTCCGTTCGTTCGCCTTGTTGATCTTGTCGAAGTCGTCCTTGACAGAGTCACCACCACGACCAAACTTCTTCACCTTACCACCTTTAGCGTACATGGTAACCTCGTTTGGATCATCCTTGCGGGTGATCGTTTTTGCCTTGGGCATCTTGGACGGACTAACAGCACCCATCCCCCGAGATGGCCTCATCTTAGCACTTGCCGCCATTTTTCATGGTGATCTGCTTGCCCTTGGTCTTGCCCTTCTTGGCAATACCGTTGGCGGAAGTGCGGAACGAACCACCCTTCTTCATACCCATGCCCATCGGAGCGGCAGGAGCAGCCATAGCACCGCGACCAGCGCGAGCAGCCATAGCACGACCCATCATGTCCTTGAGGGCATTAACCTTTGCAGACTTTTTCATTAGCGCATCTTTCCTTTTGTCTTACCTTTTACGGCGATACCGTCGCCGCGACGGGAAGCTGAACTCTTGGCCGGGGCGCTCTTGCCCTTGGACTTGGCCTTAACCTTACCACCCTTTTTGAACGGGGCGGGACGCATACCCATCGGGCTACCGGGAGCCGCCGCCATACCATTCTGGGCCATAGGGGCAGTGTTGTTCATCATGGCGGGGTTCGCCATAGGGGGGTTCATCTGGTTAAACCCGTAACCCGGAGTACCGGAAGCCATACCACCATCAGCGAACTTCTTCATGGTCTTAGCCTTTTTTGTTGATTTCGTCGATTTTGACTTCGAGCCGCAGAAAAGCCGCGTCAAAGCGGTCACCCAGTTTCTCAAGATCACGGCTGTACTCCGCTCTAGTGATATGGTCCCGGGCAATTTCTTCCCGGGTCTTGTTCATAAGGATGCCCAGACGACTTAGTTCGTCGAACTTACCCCTCAGTAAAAGTCCCATGCCTGCCACGATAGCGCTCAAAATAAAATTCCAAACCATCATTTCCATGTCA